ATTAGTAGATCAAAATAGAAATCAAGTATTATCTTATTTACATAAGGCAATTAAATCAGTAAATCAATTACGTATGATTGAAGATGCGATGGTTATCTATCGTATTGCTCGAGCACCAGAAAGAAGAATATTTTATATTGATGTAGGTAATTTACCTAAAATCAAAGCCGAACAATATTTAAGAGATGTAATGGCACGTTATAGAAATAAACTTGTCTATGATGCCAATACTGGCGAAATCAGAGATGATAGAAATTACATGAACATGTTAGAAGATTATTGGTTACCTCGTAGAGAAGGTGGTAGAGGAACTGAAATCACTACATTACCGGGCGGCCAAAATTTAGGAGAAATTGCTGATATAGAATATTTCCAAAAGAAATTATATCGTTCTCTTAACGTTCCAATTAGTAGATTAGAAACATCTTCTGGTTTTAATATGGGAAGAGCCGCTGAAATTAGTAGAGATGAATTAAAATTTACTAAGTTTGTAGGTAGATTAAGAAAAAAATTTACAGAACTATTCAGTGATATTTTAAGAACACAATTAGTACTAAAAGGTATTATTGCTGATGAAGATTGGGCTACAATACATTCAGGTCTTAGTTACGATTTCTTAACAGATGGTCATTTTTCTGAATTAAAAGAAAGTGAAATGTTAAAAGATCGTATTGCTTTAGCTGATAGTATGGCCAATTATGTTGGTAAATATTTCTCACACAAATACATTCGTAAGAATATATTAAAACAAAGTGATAGAGATATGGAAGAAATAGATAAACAAATAAGTGAAGAAGGTTCTGATAAAGAGGTTGTAGATAATGTTGATAATATAGATAACAAAACTACAAAAAAACCAACAATATAGTATAAATATAGTATAGGAGAAAAAAATGAGTGAACAAGTTAAAAATTTTATTGACAAATTATCATTAGGACAAGCGGCTGAAGCTGGTGAGGCTTTTAAAGACGCTTTAAGAAACAAAGTAGGTGATGCTTTAGAAGCAAGAAGAAAAGAATTAGCTAGTGTGTTATTTCAAACGGAACCACATAGCGATCCTAAACCTGAAATTGCTCAACCAGAACCTAAAACGGAACCTGTTGCTAATGAAAAACAAGGTCAGTAGTTTAGTAAAAGAGACTAGAGTTATAGATTCTAAGTCTTATAATGAGTTGTCGCCTGTTATGAAAGAAGCGATTAAAGACATTTTTAAGATTATAGAAAATAAACAAAAGAATATTATAGAAAAATTTGAAGGAGCTGTAGAAAAAGTTGTAGCTTCACATAATATAAAAAGAGAAGATTTATATAGATATTTTGATAAAGAAACAAACGAACAATTAGGAGTAAAATAAAATGGCAACATATATTGCTAAAGGTGCGATAGTAACTAATCCAAGTGCTAATAATATAGGTAGTGCTCAATTTGTAAATTGTGTGGCTACATCTACTGCACAAACAGTTATAGTAAAAGATTCTGATACTAATACATTAGGAGAAATCTATTTACATTTAGCTGGAGATGATGTTACAATTGAAAAAGCACCATCAGACACTATAACATTAGCTGCAGGCAAAGTTAGTGCTGTAGGTTCACCAAGAAGTTAATATGGCAGATACAGTTACAACACAAACTTTAGTTGATACATCAGGTATAAAATATGTTACTAAGTTAACAAATTATTCTGATGGTACTGGAGAAACTGATGTAACAAAAGTTACAGCTGCTAATACCACTTTTATGACAGAAGATGGTAATAGAAAAATCGCCAAAGTATGGTTTTCTGTAAACACTGCTAATCTAAAATCAGCTGTAGAAATTAAATGGGCCGGTGTTACAAATAGTACGGCATTACTACTTTCAGGCCAAGGTTTTTTTGACTTCAGAGAAGCTGGTGATGAGATAACAAATAACGCTACAACACCAAGTGGAAATGTATTATTATCAACTAAAAATTTTGCTAGCGGAGATAATTATACGTTAGTAATAGAGTTTAGATAATTTATAAATAGTAAGTAACTAAGAGGGAAAATGAGACTAATTAGAGAAGAAATAAGCGACGCTCAGTATATCATAGAAGAATCTGGCGAAGGAAAAAAGAATTATTCAATTAAAGGTATCTTTTTACAAGGTGACCTTAAAAACCGTAACGGTAGAATTTACCCAACTAACGTACTTCATAAAGAAGTTACTAGATACAATAAAGAATTTATTAATAAAAATAGAGCATTCGGCGAACTAGGTCATCCAGAAGGACCAACTGTCAATTTAGAGAGAGTTTCTCACATGATTAAAAAGTTGTACCCAGAAGGAAAAAACTATATCGGTGAAGCAAAAATTATGGACACTCCATATGGTAAGATCGTAAAAAATCTTATTGATGAGGGTGCTAAACTTGGTGTTTCATCAAGAGGCATGGGTTCCTTAGTACAAAGAAATGGTCAAAGTTTTGTAGGAGAAGATTTTTACTTAGCTACGGCCGCTGACATTGTGGCTGATCCATCTGCTCCAGACGCTTTTGTAGAAGGCATTATGGAGAATAAAGAGTGGGTTTGGAACAATGGAATCCTTGTGGAACAAGACGTTGCCGCATGGAAACAAGAACTAATTAAGACAAAAAGATTTGAATTAGCTGAGAAAAAAGCTAATGTATTCAAAGATTTTTTAAGTAAATTATAATAGAAAACATAACAATTATAAATATCACTATAAAAAGAGATATTTTTAATTCGAATTAAAAAATAAAGGAGATTTCTCAAATGGCTACAGAAAACAATGTAGAAACGAAGCAAACAATAGTTGAAGCAGAATCTACAACTATAACTGATGCTCCAAAAAAGAACGCTGTAGCGGCTGAACCGACTCATCTTAAAAATGATGCTCAAGATTTAGGTGCTGCTGTTACTAGTCCATCAGACACGCTTCCAGATTCTACAAAAAATAATAAAAAAGTTTCAGATGCTATTAACGCAAAAGCTGCGGATGTTGATGCTAGTAAAAAACCAGACACAGAAGCTGGTGTTACTAAAGTTGCAACTCCAGGCGAAACGTTAAAAGTAGAAGAAGTTAAAAAAGAAGAAGAAATGGATCTATCTGATGATGTTAAAGCATTAATCGGAGACGAAAAATTAACTGAAGAATTTAAAGAAAAAGCAAAAACTATTTTTGAAGCTGCTATTAAATCTAAAGTTAGTGAAGCTAAAAAGAAAATGCAAGCTTCTTATGAAGAAAAACTTAAAGAAGAAGTTAATTCTACAAAAACAGAACTTGTTGAAAAAGTTGATTCATACTTAAACTACGTAGTTGAAGAATGGATGAAATCTAACGAGATTGCTGTTGAAAGAGGTATCAAAGGCGAAATCGCTGAGGACTTTATTACTGGTCTTAAAAAATTATTTGAAGATCATTACATCAATGTTCCAGACGAAAAATATGACGTGTTAGAAGATCAAGCTTCTAAAATCGAAGAGCTTAACAAGAAATTGAACGAGCAAATCGAATCTAATGTTAAACTAAATTCTGAAATCGGCAAACTTACTAGAAAAGATATAGTTGCTGAAGTTGCGTCTAATTTAACAGACACAAATAAAGAAAAGTTTAGCAAGTTAGCTGAAGAAGTTGAATACTCTAATGCTGAGGAGTTTAAAAAGAAAGTATCGACTATTAAAGAGTCATACTTTACAACAAAAGAAATTTCATCTAAAAGTGAAATAGATAACGTTGCCGAAGGCGAAACAACGCAAGTTGATTTGTCATCTTCTATGACTGCTTACGCGGCCGCTATCAGTAAAACAAAAGACTCAATTAAATTGGGTTTTAAAAAATAAAGGGAGAAAAAAAAAGATATGTACTTATCTGAACAATTAGTTAAAAAATGGCAACCGATTCTTGAACATCCTGAACTCCCAAAAGTAACGGATAGTTATAAGAGAGCGGTTACCGCTGTTATCTTGGAAAACCAAGAAAGAGCAATTAAAGAAGATAGAGCATTTATGTCTGAGTCTGCTCCGCAGAACTCTACAGATGGTTCTTACATTCAAAACTGGGATCCAATTATGATCTCTTTAGTAAGAAGAGCAATGCCGAATCTAATCGCATATGATATTTGCGGTGTACAACCAATGACTGGTCCAACTGGACTAATCTTCGCTATGAGAGCAAAATATTCTTCTCAAAGTGCTGCTGCTGAAGCATTATTCGATGCTGCTGACACAGACTTTTCAGGAAGAAACGCTGCTGGTTCTTCAACAGGTGGATTCTCATCTACTGCTGATTCAGGAACTAATCCAGGTTTATTAAATGACAGCCCTGCTGGCACTTATACAACTGGTACAGGAATGACGACTGCTGCTGCTGAAGCACTAGGCGACGCTGCTGGAAATAGCTTTGCTGAAATGGCATTTTCAATCGAGAAATCGACTGTAACTGCTAAATCAAGAGCTCTTAAAGCTGAATACACTATGGAATTAGCACAAGATTTAAAAGCTATCCATGGTTTAGATGCTGAAACAGAACTTGCGAATATTTTATCTGCTGAGATCCTTGCGGAAATCAATAGAGAAATCGTAAGAACTATTTACATCAATTCAGAAAGAGGTGCTCAAACTGGTAACGTAACAACTGCTGGAATTTTCGATTTAGACACTGACTCAAATGGTCGTTGGTCTGTTGAAAGATTCAAAGGTTTAATGTTCCAAGTTGAAAGAGAAGCAAACTCAATCGCACAAAGAACACGTAGAGGAAAAGGTAACATCTTGATCACGTCAAGTGATGTTGCTTCTGCTTTACAAATGGCTGGTGTATTAGATTACACTCCTGCGTTAAACAACAATTTAAATGTTGATGACACAGGTAACACATTTGCTGGAGTATTAAATGGCAGATATAAAGTTTATATCGATCCATATTCAGCAAACCAAGCAGCTAAACAATACTTTGTAGTTGGATATAAAGGTTCATCTCAGTATGATGCCGGTATCTTCTATTGCCCATACGTTCCACTTCAAATGGTGAGAGC